CTGGGGCTATATGGTAAGCCAAATCGGGAGCCTTGGTTCCAGGAGTCCCCGCAGTTCCAGCGGTGCCAGTACTCCCTGCGCTTCCCGCAGTTGCTGTACCTCCAGCAACACCAGACCTGCCAATAGACATAAAAGTTCCAGAACCAACAATATGTTTTGCAATGATACAAACGACTCCGCCTCCGAGACCACCAGTACCTCCTGCACCACCAAGACCTCCCGCCCCACCAGCGCCAGCAGTCATTCCAGTCACATTTCCACTTGCGCCAGTATTTCCTTTACCTGCGGGTGCGCCTACTGACTCACGATGAGGGTTCGGTGCTCCATTGCTTCCAGTTGCGGCACCAGGAGTCCCTGCGGTTCCAGACTTTCCAGGCCATGTATCACTGTTCGTGAGAATCGCTGGTGTTCCACTTGCGCCGTTAGCACCCGTAGTTCCTACTGTTCCTCCAGAGCCTCCACCGATAGGAATCATCCCCGATGTGTGCATGAACACTCCACCAGACATTGCGTTTATGTCTTTAACAAGAAAACTTGGCAAAACTGGAATGTTCGGATTCGTAGAGCCACCACCCTGACCGCCAGCACGATATGAAATGGCGGACTGACCTTTGACTGTCCCATCACTCACTGCGGATGCCGTCTCACCAACAACCCCACCAGAGACTGAACTCATACCGACATGACCGTTGATGGTCAGTGTATTTTTAACGAAAATCCTGTATCCGTTTGTAAAAAGTATTCCACCGCTTTGAACATCAAGGTTGTTGTAATGCATATCTGAAGTAATAGTGACAGTAGTGCCAGAAGGGATTACAACATTTCCATCTAAACCAGTTCCATAGATAGCATCATTGCCTTCGCGCGCGACGCTTTTTTCAATTCTAGAAATAGCCATATCACACCTGCGACATATAGTGAACGGTGCCTGCGTTTTGTCCAGTCACATCAGTGGTGATTCCAGAAGCCAATGTTTCAGCAGAAGAAACAATAAGTATTACTCCTCCGCCTGCAGGTGCAGTTCCTGGTGCTTTGATGTAAGCCGTGCCTGACGCAGGACCAGAAATATAGCGAGCAGCGATGATGATAACACCACCGCCTGCTTGTGCAGTTCCGCCAGCCCCTCCACGAAGAAAAGTAGGTCCACCAGATGCTGTTACTGCGTAACCAGTTATTGCTTGGTGAGGAACTTGAAAATACTGAGCACCACCCATATTTGAGTGAGGCGCTGTTGCTGTGAATCCAGTTGCTGAACCGCCAAGTGAGTGAGTAACGGCGGTAGCGGCTGCTCCGCCTTGCATGATTGAACCTTCGGTTGAGTATCCAGTCGTAAAACCAATCGTGGAATCTGCACCCATAAACTTCAATGTGCCTTTGACAAAGATTCTGTATCCGTTAGGCGCTAACCGAACGCTCGCGTTAATGGTCAAATCATTGAAATACATGTCTCGCGTCATTGAATACACACTTGAAGACGGAGCCATACTCAATACAGTAGTGGTTCCGTCTAGTACAGCATCGCCATCAGCACCTGTTCCGTAGACAGAATCAACGCTTTCGTTGAAGTAAGCAACCCAAACCGAACCATCCCATTGCCAACTCTTAGGACCAGCAGTAAAAATCTGATTTACATACGGAGAAGCAGGAAAAGTAATCGCTGTCATTACGGTAAGCCCTCTACGGTCAAAAAATGACTAGCAATACGAGCAGTACCACTACTGGTTTTAACTTTCAAAGTAAAAGTATTGTTGCCAGGAGTAAGACCCGTTATTTTATGTTGCATAGAGGACATCCAAATGTCGTTACTGTTAGCACTATACCAACGCAAACATTGACCAACTGATGTTGTGTATCCAGCAACATCTACATCAACATTTATTTCTCCAGTACCGCTTTGTGTTTGAAGGTTTCCACCGAAAGTAACTAATGCTGTTGTTCCAGTAGGAATAGTTATGGGGGCTAAATATCCTTGAGTACTAGCAGTGCCGATAGCGACATATGAGGTACTTGTGAAATCCCAAAATGATGCACCGCCTGATACGATGGCAAAAGAGGATTGTGGTGTAATACATACCCATGCAGAACCATTGTATTGAATATTTCTATTTGTATCTGTCTCGTATGCCGTCTGACCAGTCCACGGTGAAGTGGGGCGAGTAGACGAAGTAACTTGCATTGGCGACATTGAACCGCCACCTAATTCAACCCATGCTGAGTTGTAGTAGATGTAAGTAGAACCAGTTGATGTGTCAAACCAAATCTCACCAGCAGACGGGGATGCTGGGGCGGTTGCAGAACTTGTTATTGGAGCACCAGCACCTGTCGCTCCTGTTGCGCCAGTCGCGCCCGTTACGCCAGTAGGACCCGTCGGTCCTGTCGGCCCTGTAACTCCAGTTGGACCAGTCGCACCAATTGGGACTACAAAGTCAAGTACTGCAGCGCCAGTAGTTCCACTATTCGTAACAGACCCTGTTGCTCCGTCAGTGGTTGTACCGACAGTAACTGTTGCAGAGACTCCAGTCGGACCTGTTGCGCCAGTTAAGCCTGTCGGACCTGTTGCTCCTGTCGCACCGATGGGTACAACAAAGTCAAGTACTGCAGCGCCAGATGTTCCGCTGTTGGTTACAGCGCCTGTTGCCCCATCAGTAGTTGTTCCTACCGTAACCGTCGCAGCAACACCAGTAGGACCAGTCGCACCAGTTGCACCAATAGGGCCAGACAAGTCTGTATAGATGACTACCCATTTTTCTCCATCCCACTTCCACGTCTTTCCTGAAAAAGAGTGAAGGTCGTTTGTGTTTGGAGAGTTTGGAAAGTCAATAGCCATGATTAGTACTTAATGATGTAATTAATTGCTAGAAAGGGGTTCATTAAACCAAGAGCAGTGTTTGTAAATCCGCCATTACCTGAATCTCCAGTAAAGTTTGGAAGATTAACGTCATGTGTATGACCAGCGCTTACACCAGCAGAGTTAAAAGCGCTAATATTTATATCGTGACTATGGTCAACGCTGTGACCACCTGACGTTGTAGCACCAATATCTGTATTGTGCGTGTGGTCGTTGGCCTCCCATGTTGTGGCTCCTGCGTAACGTGCGTTGATACCACCAGTTATTTCTCCAGAACCAGTACCAGTCAGAATGGCACGGTTTGTACCAGCAGTAGCAGTTTGAGCGGCTTTGTATGAGTGGTCATGGTATCCACTGTCTGTGCCGTGGTAGTGGGAGTTGTTTGCACCTGCTGATGTTGTGTTTGCTGGGTTGACATCATGTGTATGGTTAACGCTTACTCCAGTTGATGTTGTATTTGGCGGGTCAACAGAATGTACATGGTCAACGCTTTGCGCTTCTGATGTAACAACTGCGTGGTCGTGAGCAATAGAGTGAGCATGTGTAGGCAAGTTGCCTGAAGCAATAACAACGCTTTCAGCGCCACCTGTTGCCGCTAGTGCTCGTGAGGTTAATCCCGTTCCAGCACCTGCCCCTATTGGCATACGACTACGCATGTCTGGAACATTAAAAGTAGTAGAACCATCTCCGCTTCCGTATGTTGTGCCTACTAGTGCCCAGAGGTTTGCGTAGGTTGTCCTGCTTACTGCTGCTCCGTTGCAGAGAAGCCATCCTTCTGGTGAAGTTGCACCCGCATATGGCATTAACCCACCTACTGGAATTAACGGATAACCGCCAGCACTGTTGTCATCAGCAACAGAGATTCCTTCTTTGACTGTAAATCTAGTTCTTGCCATCTTTATTCTTCCTCTGTTGTAGGCGTGCTTGAGACAACAGTCCACGGAATGGCGTTATTGTTTAAATCCCAGTTATTCCACGAAACAGGGCGACCCGATTCTGGTGTTACTGGTAACTGAATGGTGTTTTCAAGAGGATAAGAAACAGTAGAAGTAATGTCTCGCATTGCTTGTCTCCAAATACGCCAATCGTTTTTAATTTCTTCAGAAATAGGGCAATCTGGCATTTGTGTCCAGTCTGACTCTTTTAGAAGAACATCACGCATTTCACGAAGCGCTTGAAGAAGTTCTTCTTGAGTTATTGCCGATTTGTCTGTAGCGCCTAAAGGCCAACCGTAAATTTGAATTAACATGTTATAAACCTATCAAACTAGAGACGACCTTGACATACGCGCTAGTTGTCGCAGCGTCTGTAACGGTTGCCTGAACCAAAACATTGTCACCACTTATGGAAGTAGAGATTGTCAAAGGAATGCGAGAAGCCCCTAACTCAATAACGCCGTACTCGGCAAGAGTCGGGGTGGTTCCGTTATGAATTAATAGAATCTTAGACACTGTATATTTTGAACCTTGAGTTACCTGGATGAGGAACTCTCCACTTCTCGCGACAATTTTACTAAAACTCGTGATGGTTGTTGCACTGTTTGTCGTAAGAGTGGTTTCTTGAGCAGAACCCGAGCCGCCACCATTTGACTCAACCCAGAACGAGTCAAAGTAAACAAAGGTTTTACCCGTATCCGACTCAAACCATATATCTCCCACAACAGGTGACGCTGGTGGAGTGTCAGAAACACGAAATACTCCCGTAGCGCCAGATGCACCCGTAGCACCAGAAGAACCAGTCGGACCTGTTGGGCCAGTTGGACCAGTCGCACCAGTAGGACCAGTAGGACCAGTAGGACCTGTAGCACCGATTAGTCCTTCTAGCCAAGATGCTTCAGTACCGTCCTCACCGTTTGCGACGGCAACCTCAAAAGCACTAAGACCAGTTGCACCAGTTGCACCTTGAGGACCAGTAGCACCTGTAGGGCCAGTAAGTGATTGGCCCGTAGGTCCTGTAGCACCCGTAGCACCAGGCGTGCCGGGAGTGCCGCTTGGGCCAGTATCTCCAGTAGGACCTTGAGGGCCGGTAGGACCTGTTGCGCCTGTCGCACCAGGGTCACCAGGGTCACCGGGAGTGCCGCTTGGGCCAGTATCTCCAGGCGGCCCTTGAGGACCAGGAATCCCCTCTGGACCTGTCGCGCCTGTTGCTCCCGCAGGACCAGTAGCACCTGTAGGGCCTGTTGCACCAGTTGCACCTTCTGCGCCTGGTGCTCCTGGTGCTCCTTCTACACCCGCAGCACCGTTTGCACCAGTAGCGCCTGTTGTACCAGTAGGACCTGTAGCGCCTTCTGGTCCTGTTGCGCCCGTTGCGCCTTCTGGACCAGTTGCGCCAGCAGCGCCTGGTTGACCGATTAGGGTGAAACGCCAGTC